AAAGCTGCCCATTCTCATATGAAGAAGTAGCACAGCGTTATGGTAAAGACGAGTTGGAACGAGTAGCAACATCAGAAAAGTTAGCCAGCCCCGAGCAGGTAAAAGAGATTTTACGGCTAATAGACCTAATGAAGCTACCCGAAGAAGTGTGGAAAAAATATCTCGAAAAAGGAAATTCGGAGAAATGGGAAGAAATGCCTTTTGACGCTATGACCAAAAGCATTAATTACCTTAACTTAAAAATCAATGGAGCTGAATAATTATGACATGGGACTACGAACCTGTAACAGAAGAACAAATCGAAGCTGAGCGTTCCTATCCACTATTGGAAGACGGTGTATATAACTTTCAAGTATTAGTTGCGAAGGAAAAATTGAGCTCAACAGGCAATGCAATGATAGCCCTAGAACTATTAGTTTGGAACCATGACGGTAAAGAGTTCAAAGTATTTGATAATCTCATGGCAATGAAAAACATGCAGTGGAAAGCAAAGCACTTCTGCGATACCACCGGCTTAGCAAAAGAATATGCTGCAAAAGAATTTAATGCTGATATGGCTTTAGGAAAAACCGGAAAAGTCTCCATCATCACCCAAGTTGGTAAACCAAAAGGTGACGGAACAAACTACAAAGATAAAAACGCAGTAGAAGACTACGTTTTGACAGACAAAGGAGCAACAAGAAGTGATGCAGCACAACCCGCACCAAAAGATGAGTTTTCAGACGATATCCCGTTTTGACCGATTTATGACTTGGCTATCAAGTAATGCTTGGCTTTATCAGTGGGGATTTTGTTTTTTAGTACCTAATGCACTTTCGTTATTAAGTTTAAAAGCCGCCTATCTTTATTTAGGCGGTTTTATTTGTTTCGCCTTGATAAGAATTGGTGATTTATTATTAGATAACTTTATAAGGAATTAACATGATTGATGTCGAAATTAAAAGAGAATGTCCAACAAATGTTAATGAAGAGATAGGAATAGACGAGAAGTCCTGTATCTTAAGCGACCATAGCATAGCTAACATTACTGACCCACAAGATTATTTAAAAGTACAAAAGAATTTAAACCATATTTTTATGTTAATGAAAAATATAATTGCTTTAGCGCATTACAACCAAAAGAAAGAATTTCATGAAATAAAGGAAAGACTAGAAAGAAGATTTAAAGGGTTTTTGGAATATCACACGGAAGTAGTGGAGCGCGAAAATGACGATGCAGAAGACAAGACAAGTAATTCATGTAACTAAACATGTACCCACAGGGGCAAAAATACCAATCATCATTAAAAAACTAACTAACAATGTAATTGAAGAGTACGTCGAATTTATGGAAAAGCGAAAAGGATTTACCCTGAAAATGCTACAAGACCGCTGGGACATGGCAAAGGATGACGTTCTTGCTTTACTACATGAATATCAAGTTCCTGGGCACATTCGCCACCCAGATACTTTCACCATCAATCCGAATATATTACCCGCAGATGTTGCGATATTCTTCGAGGAATATATTTACGGATTAGAAGCAAAAGCCAAATTGCCCCACAACAAGCTAAAAGCAAAGTCTATCGAAAGCCTCACGGAGCATTAAATGGAATTTAAAGAAGCACATCTTCACTTGATGAACGGCGAAGCTATATGTCGAGCATCTTGGATGGATAAAAAACATGTAAAGATAATTGATTCAAAGACGGTAACCTTAAGACAGTTTGTAAAGTATTACCATTTTGAACCCGACCAGCTAAATTCTGATAGATGGATTGTCGTCGACAAAGATGAGCGCTATTTAGGATTTTATAATTTCGGTCAAATGGCAGAACTATTATCCCAAGGTTTAAAGATGCGTTACGAAACATGGCAACCGTCAACATTTATTGTTTTGAGTGCTGATAAGCGTGATGTTTTTATTCATACTATTGAACAACATAATTTTATCTTTGGCATTGATGATTTATCAGCGAAAGACTGGGAGATTTACAATGAACAATTGTGACGCCATCCCTCACATAATTAATAAATTATTGAAGCCTGAAGAGTTCTTACAAATAGATGTTTTTCTATCAAAAGAAAATAATCAATATGACAGCGTTTGTATTTCAGACCCTGCTAACTTACAAGCGTTTGGTATAAACATAGAACTTTATCATGAACTATGTTGCGCAATAGACGAAACATGTAAAAGAGTTTTAAACAAAAAGGAAATTAAAGAAAATGCGTGATTTTACAGAACAAATATTATCTGATTTAACAAGCGAAGAAGGCACGAAACAGCTATTTTATGCCAATATGGTTGCAAGGATTAATATTATTAAAAAGTTACCAAGCGAAACTTATGAACACTTAATGCTTCCCGTGGCCGGCGTAGAAAATAATATATTATCATGTATGAATTTTGCATTAAGAAAAGATGTCGAAAACTTAGAAAAAACTTTGAAAATTTTAGATGATGCCGTTGGCGCAATAAAAGAAATCATTAATGCGCTTTTTAAAATAGAACGTGAGGATTAAATATGCAAACCGTAGAAAAAATATTTTGCAAAGACATGACTGAAGCAGAAATACAATCAAAAATGCTTTATGCAACCCAAGTAGCATTTTTTAATATAGCAAATGTATTTCGCGCAAAAGATTTTGAAAAAATAATGACGGTCATTAATACATTTGCAAATCATGCTAGTGCAGCAATCCTTGTGGCTGAAGCTGGAGATAGAAACAATTTAGATTGTTGTTTAGAACAGTTACAACATAACTATTTTGAATTGAAATCAATAGCCGAACAGATTTATGAAGTTTCGACAAAAGATAAAGGGAATTAATATGAAAAAAACATACAAGGTAATGATAGGTAGGTTATTAATAGGAACCTTTCTATTTAGCTTGACCCAATGCAGCAAAGTCCCCGCAGGTTATCGCGGGGTAATAGTAAATCTCTATGGGAGTGATAAAGGTGTTGCTGAGTTGTCTGTTGGTGTTGGTAGGTATTATACAGGGTGGAATAGCGAGTTATATTTATTTCCAACATTTTTACAAAATTACTCTTGGACAGAATCACAAGCAATCACTATGCAAACGTCTGAAGGATTATCTATTAAGACTGACGCTGGTATTACTTATTCTATACAGCCCGATAATGTGGTTAAAGTTTTCCAAAAATATCGTCTTGGAATTGATGAAATAACAAATACATTCCTGCACAACATGGTACGCGACGCTATGAACGAAGTCGCATCAACTATGACTGTTGAGCAAATTTATGGTAACCAAAAAGAAATCTTTATAACCAAAGTAAATCAGATTGTTAAACGTGAAGCCTTATTGACTGGTATTGAAGTTGACAAGATTTATTTGGTCGGCTCTTTCGACCTACCAGAAACAGTTGTTAATTCCATTAACTCTAAAATCCAAGCGTCCCAAAACGCAATGAAGGTGGAAAATGAAGTTGCTACAGCACGTGCAGAAGCTCAGAAAACTATTGTCGACGCAGAAGCTCGTGGTAAGCAAATCCTCATCAACGCTGAGTCACAAGCTAAAGCAAATAAAATACTCGCAGACAGTCTCACCCCGGAATTTGTCCAATACCAAACTATCCTCAGATGGGATGGCAAATTGCCAACATTTACAGGAGCTGGACCAGTACCTTTTGTCAATGTTAATAAAGTCACAGGATAAGAAGGCAATCAAGGATGAAGAGCAAATATTTTAAATTAAGCTTAATACTGTTTGTAGCGTTAAATATATTTTTAGTTTGGACAGGTGTGTTTTTACCTTGGTTAATATCAACAAATCAGTTGCCATTAACATTGATTTTTATGATATTGACTGGCGGAATATTAGTTATTTTCACAGGATTCTTTTATTGCTTAGAAAAAGTAAATAAAAAGAAGATTATAAAAATTCCTTGCGCCACTAGAACCGAAATGCTTTTCCAAAAAGGCTCTAAAGGTAATCTAACAAATGAAGAAAAACTTGAACTTAGTGAAATCATAGCATCAGGAAATTATTTTACATGATTAATACGTGGTTTATCAGTGACACCCATTTCGGCCATAAAAATATTATTGAATATGAAAAGGAATGTCGCCCTTTTGATACCGTTGAG